CTTTGTCGGCTACCGAGGGTTTGTCTTGTCCCTCAGTTCTCGCAGTATTGCTAACTCGAGCTCCTTTTCAGCTACAATGCGCTTTAGCTGGTCGTTCTCGCTACTGACCTCTTCCAATCGTTTTTCTGGTTCAGAGGTACGGGACTGTAAGTTCTCGGCCATCTTCTGCGAGAAGGTCTTCTCCCGCTGCCGGTTAAACTCAATGATCGCCTCTCGTTCGTCAAGGTCGTCGGCATAGTCAATGATTTGCACCGGGACGGTTTCCATCCCAAGGGCCAGAGCCGCCTGCCAACGTCTTCTGTGAATACCAGCGTACCGTCTTCATGGTAGGCGTGAACAAGGACAATGATAAAGAGCTCCCAAGGCACCAACTTAATCTCGAAATACTTCTCGATGAGCTCGACGGCCTTTTTCGCCTTTTCCTCATCGATATACACTCCCGGTGCGTCCAGCTTTGACCTGATATAGGGCATGGCCTTCCGGAGCCGCCTAGAGGCTGGTATCTCGCCACTCTCGATAGCCTCCATGTACTCATCGATATACAGCCTACATCTCCTCGTCGTCATCCGAACCAGCCTCGAAGTTTGCAGCCCTCAATCCCAGCTCCTTCAGTAGCTCCAGCATCTGTTTGTTTACCTTGACAAGGTTTCCCACGCTGTCGTTCTTCTTGTAGCCCCACTGGTTCTGGCCGTTCTGGTACTTCGTCATTACCCCGCGCTTCTTGATGTCCCCAATCAGCGCATTTTTGGTGTCCCACAGGGCCATGTAGTCCTCTACGAGGTCGAGGTAATGCCGGCCGTAAATCCCTTGGCGCTCCAGCTGGTCGATCAAATCCTGCCTGATTTGCTCTCGAAGTTCGCTCTTCTTTGTCCTGGCCACATCCCTCACCCCCAAAAAGCCAAAAATCCGCCGAAAAACCACCACACCTCACATGGAGAACCGAAAAATCTGCGTTGGCAGGGCCCCCCCGCCGGTCCCCCGAACGCCTTGCAAGTCGATTTTCCAGACCGGGGGGTAGCTGGGCTTACCACCGCTCCGGGAACCTCTCAGCCAACTCGTTTCTCTTGCGCTGCACAATCCGGTGAATGAACCGCTCCGGATGCTCTCTGTTGTGGCACGCAGCGCACACACTCAAGAGATTATCATCATCAAGCGCCAGGTCCGGCCTGTTCTCCAAGTGGAGTATGTGGTGCACCGTTGTGGCCGGAGCGAATCCGCCTTCTTCTTTGCAGACCTGACACTCGTAGTTATCCCGTTCAAGAATCTCCAGGCGCTTCTTCTCCCATGCGCTGGACTTGTAGAACTTCCCTTCCTCAATGAGCTTGAGAACCTGCTTGAGAGAAAGAGTCACACAGGCGCTCACCTCCCGCTTATAGACCGCAGGATCTCTGCGGGATAGCTGGATCACCTCCTTGGATTAAGCACACCCTCGATGTCCCATTCTCCTTTGAGTGCTCGGTCCAACTCCTCCTCAATGTACTTCTTCAGGTCCTCGTCCTTGGTATTGCGATAAATAACTCCCAAAATGGCTAGTACGTGTTCAAAGATATCGGTGTCGGTGATGCTTACCGGATACCTTTTAGCTCTGGCCACAAAACTCACCCCCCTTTTTTAATACGCCTGCCCCCACCCCGGCTTTATCAGTGGCGTATAGTCCCCTCCGGCGCAGCCCGAGCATTCCCAGTCTGCGCCGGCAACCATATTATTAAGCAAACTTCAACTCTTGTTGCGCAGTATGACTGGCAACTCGCCTCCTTGCTATCTCGCAGTATTCTTCGTTAAGCTCAATGCCAATAAAAAACCGCCCTAGGTTTAGGGCGGCCAGAGCCGTTGTTCCGCTTCCCAAGAACGGGTCAAGGACAATCCCATTCGGAGGGGTTATGAGCGTAATTAGATATTCCATCAGTTTAACAGGTTTGACTGTTGGGTGCGTGTTTTGTCTAAGTGTCTTTCCACGCAAGAATGGGTTGTCGATGGGTTTGTTTCTTCCGTCATCAACGGTCGTCGGTTCTACGTCCTCTAACCCCATATTCCGCTCTTTCTTGGACGCTTTAGCACAGTAGAAGAATCTGCTTGCACCCTCTTGTTGCTCATCCAACATTCGCCCAGCTTCTTCGTCAAGAATTACATTGGCAGGAAAGCGACCTTGATTATTTATATTCATTGTTCCTTCTTCTTTTTTTAGTGCATAAGCGGAAGTTGAGCCCGTATAATTGTGTAAAATTGGTTTCCCCATGAAATAAAAGAAGCCATTTCTTGTGTCCCTCGGTTAGAATGAAGTTGCAACCATAACATCCTAGAGAGGAGACATCAGAAATGGCTCAATACCAGATTACCGTAGATTCCGACCTTTTGCACCAACTTTTTTTGAAGAACTCCCAGGATGCAGGTGTTGCTTCCCTTTTGGAGGCGGTATTGAACCAAGTGCTGCAAGCTCAAGCCACCGAACAACTCAACGCAGAACCTTACGAGCGGACCGAAAACCGTCAAGGTTACCGCAACGGCACTTATCCCCATCAGCTAACAACTCGGGTGGGCACGATCACGCTGCGGGTTCCCCGGCTTCGGAACGGCAAGTTTTCCACGGAATTGTTTGCCCGCTATCAACGCAGTGAGCAAGCCTTGGTGCTGGCTTTGATGGAGATGGTGGTCAATGGGGTTTCCACCCGGAAAGTCGCACAGATTACGGAAGAACTCTGCGGTGTGGAGTTTTCCAAATCCACTGTTTCCGAATTGTGCAAGCGGCTGGACCCCATTGTGACCGCTTGGAACGAACGCAACCTTCGTGACAGCCGTTTTCCCTTTCTTGTGGTGGACGCTTTGGTGCTGAAGGTGCGGGAAGAAGGAAGGGTTCGTTCCCGGGGTGTGATGTTGGCGTATGGTGTCAATGACGACGGTTATCGTGAAATTTTAGGTTTAATGCTGGGCGACAGCGAATCCGAAGCCAGTTGGAGTGAATTTTTCTCCTGGCTGAAAAGCCGGGATTTGCGCGGTGTCGACGTTATCGTCTCCGACCATCATGGCGGACTGGTCAAAGCGATTCGCCAACACTTCCAAGGGGTGACCTGGCAACGGTGCCAGACCCATTTCATGCGCAACATCCTGGATGTGACGCCCAAATCCTTGCAGGAGGAACTGTATCCACATGTGCGGGCCATCCTGGACGCTCCTGATATGGACACCGCCCGTTTATTGCTGAACCAAACGTTGCAGGCGTATGAAACGAGGGCTCCCAAGGCCATGGCGGTCTTGGAAGCCGGTTTTGACGATGCAACGGCCGTGCTGGTGCTTCCGGAGCGATACCGCAAACGGCTGCGGACCACCAATGGGATCGAGCGGCTCAACGAGGAGATTCGCCGCCGGGAACGGGTGATTCGTATTTTTCCGAACCGGGAATCGGTTGTCCGATTGATTGGTGCCTTATTGATGGAAATGGATGAAAAGTGGTCCAGCGGCAAAAGATACCTGGACATGACGGAATACCATGAATGGAAAAAACAACAGCAACAAGCAAAAAAAGTAAGTAAGGTTACCCCAATACGCTGAGTTCATCTAACCGAGGGATTTTACACACACTTATGGACTTGATCGACTTTTTTAGGACATCAACTGTCTCCTTTGTGTTCGCCAATTGCTTTTTTAAGTTTCTTGTTCTCGGCCTCTAGTTCAGCGATTCTTTTATCCTTAGAACTTTCGGGTTTCGTAGCCTGCCGGACCCACCTTCTTATGGTTGGCTGGGATACACCTAAGTCGCTTGCTACCGCCGATATAGTCCTATCTTGTTCAACTACCATCTTCACTGCGTGGGTCTTAAACTCATCATCATACCGGACAGAACCGTTAACCATAATTGACACCCCCTCGTGAACTAATTATACGATCACGACCTAGTGTCCGTCAAAGTGGGCATGACTCACTATCATTACGGTAACCGTTGGTTCGTACTCATAATCTTTATCGATGCTGAGATCGCCCAAAAATTTACCAATTAAATATATGGTTACAGGATATCCAATCATTGCCCAGAATATAATGAATGCACTTATTAAAAAAATAACCAAGCTGATTCCATTTTTTTATCTCCCATCATTAAAATTGATCTATTATTAGAACTTCATCAGTTTAAATAAACTAACAAAAACATAAATCTGCTCAGCACACTTATATTCTCTGCCTATTGTAATGAGTTATCGACATAAAGTAGTCTTGAGGAATGATTAGCTTTTCAATCTTAGAGCCATCAACTTGA